CGACTTCGAGCGCAGCCTGCGCGAGAACTGGCTGCTTCTCCCGTGAGTTGCTCCACTGCGGTCCGATTGCCTCCCGGCAGGCAATGATTTATGTATAATGCCGGTTCCCCAAGGAAGCGTGGCCGAGTGGTTGAAGGCAGCAGTCTTGAAAACTGCCGACGGGGGAACCCGTTCGTGAGTTCGAATCTCACCGCTTCCGCCAAGTTGCTGATTTTGCTTGTGTTTTTCTAAGCCGATCCATTTATGCATGCCGCTGAGCGCGGAGGTTGCGGAAACGATTTCCGCAACTGGCCTCATTTCGTGGGCTTCGCGACCTCGCCTTTTCGGCGATACACACGCTTCGTAATGGCCGTGTTCGTGTGCCCGAGCAGGTCGCTGGCCTCGCGCAGATCGACGATCTCGCTGGCCGCCTTCGGGCGGATGTCCTTGAACCAGAACTGTTTGATACGCGCTTCCAGTTCCTCGTCCTCGCGCTCCGCCGCCTCGGCCGCCGCCGCAGAGCGCGCGCTGTCGTAGCGGCGGCGCAGCATCGAGTAGCTCAGCTTTTGCCCGCTGTCGTCCGTCACCAGGTAGCGCGATTTCAGCCCCTCGGCGCGCGCGACCAGGCGGTCGAGCAGCGTGCCGAGCTGGGTGCGCTTGCCGTCGTGGGTGAGCCGGATCCGCAGCAGCTTGCCGCCCTTGTTCTGCCGGACGCGCAGCTCGTCGTCGCGGATATCGTGGGTGGTCATCTTGAGCACGTCCGAAGGGCGCTGGCCGGTAAGGTAGTTCAGGTCCATAGCGTCCTGCAGCTCGCGTACTGCCTTCTTGTGGACGGCCTTCCAGACATCATCCTCGGCGTAGTAATCGCGCGGACGCTCCTTGTTCTTCCGCACGCCGCGGCACGGGTTTTCCCGGGTCGTAAAACCCCACTCGCGCGCCATGTTGAAGACGTGCGACAGCAGGGTGATCTCTCGATTCGCGCTCACCTTGGCCGACCTGGCGTCCCGGTAGCGCGCGATGTCAGACGGCTTGATGGCGTCGACCGGCGCCTTGTCGAATGCTGCGCGTAGCTGGCGCAGGTAGCCCCGGTCGACCCGCTGTGTGCCGGCGCCCTTGGTCGGCAGGATGTCGCTCTCGTATTTGCTGAACACGTACGACATCAGACTGGCGTCCTCGGGCACAGGCTTGCACTCCAGCTCCGCCCATTTGCGCTTCGCTGCGGCGAGGTCGGTGCCGAGCGAGATCTCGACGCGTTTGCCGTCCGGATTCCGCCCGTTGTAGTAGTAGCCCACCCATTCTTCGCCGGACTTGAGCTTGCGCTTCCTGGCCAGCATGCGCGGCGGCAGCTTGACGCCTGATGTCTTCGGTCGCATTGCCTATCTTGTTTATTTCACTCGGGACACGTCGAGTTGCCAGCCCGATGTTTCGGGTGCGACCAGTGCGGCTGGATTAATCCCGGCCATCTTCAGCCTGGCATAGAGGCGCCCGACGATGGGCGCACCAGCTCGGTTCTGGAAGAATAGCCAGCCATTCTTCTTGAGCCATTCGACCTGGTCGCCATCGCGTTTGCACCCTGAGATTTTACATATCTCGTCGGGCTCGAGCGTTTCCGATGGTAACTGAAGTTCGAAAATCGCACTCATTTTATTCCTTTCTTACTCCGTCCCTGCTTCCGAGAACAGCCGCGGCTGCACCGCGCCGTTCTGGTAGACGACATCCATCACTGTGGTAGCCACCGGCTCGGTGCCGTCCCACTTGTTCGGCCAGGTCCCCAGCGCGATCAGCTCGCGGATCCGCGCTTCTTCCTCAGCGTTGATCATGTCCATCAACGGCCGCCTCTGGTCGATCGCGGCCGCATTAACCTCGGCCTGGATCGCCAGAAGCCGCTCCAGCCCCATCAGGCGCGCTTCGAGGGTCAACGGCCCCATGCGCTGCGGGTTCTTACCGATGCTGCCGTCCTTCAAGCGTTCGGCGCCTGACTTGCGGAGTCGGTGCTGGGGTTCGCGTAGCTCGCGCCACAGTTCCTTGATTCCCTTCAGCGGGCGCAGGTAAACCCATTGCGGATTCTTCAGCACGGTGTCGAGCGCGGAATCCTCCTGCGCCAGCGGACAGCCGACACAGCCCGTGCGCGCATTGATCTCCTCTGCCTCGTCGCCGCCATAGGCGTCGGCGATCGCGGCCGTGCTCCAGTCGCCGAATTCCGCCGTCGGCGCCCAGTGCTTGAGCCATTCCCACACGTGGCATACGCGCCAGTGCAGTAGCGGCGCCAGTGTCGCGATGCGACCGCGCAGGCCCTTGGCGTTGGGCAGCACCTGCTGATACCAGCCCTGGCCGCACTCGGCGCCGTCCTTCCCGCAGCTCATCTCGATGCGTCGGTCGCGGATAGCGCTTTCGCCCTGGCGCACACCGGTGATCATCAGGATCTGGCCGTCGAGTTGCTCCAGGCGGCGGCGTAGCGCCTCTTCCATCGGTTCGATCTTGATCTGACCGGTGCACCAGCGCAGGGTGTTGTTGTTCGGCGGCGGCACCCCGCGCCCTAGGATGTAGACCATGAAACGGTCGTCCAGCGGTGCGGTCACCACTTCCACGGGCACGCCACGTTCTTCCAGCTCGTCCATAATCTGGCGGGCCGATGCGGCGAGTGGCAGCAGTTCCTGCCGGGTATCAGCGTAGAACACCGTCAGCGTCTTCGGCCTCGGGATCTTCCCGGCGTCGAGCAGGTACATCACCAGCGTAAGCGTCGCACTGGAGTCCTTTCCGCCCGACCAGGCAATGCCCCAGTGTTCATGCTCCGCGCCGTAGGCCTGCAGCGACTGGATCGTCAGCTCGATGGATTCCGTCATCTGCAAGCGCCGCGCGCCGGCGGCAAAAATGTCGGCTTGATTCATTGTTTGGTCTCCCGCCTGAGGCGATAGGTCTTGGTGAGCGCGCCATTGACGACATGCCCACGTTGAAGCACCGCCCGCGCCACCCTGGCCCGATCGGCATGGCTGCTGTCCGACTGCCCCAGCAACCCGAAATAGCTGTTGGCCGCCTGATGCACACGCTCGGCATCCGCCGTCCGCAGCCGCTCGACGGCTTGGCGCACCGTGCGGCGCCGCGCCCGCGTGTGCCACGGCTTGATCACGTGCCCGACGAAGTCGACGCCGCGGTCGACCGGCTGCAGGATTGTCTTCACCGGATTCAGTCGCGCACCGAGGCGCGCCGGCAGGAAAGTGTCAATGCTGGCCAGCGCGCCGTTCAGCCACTGCGGCGATTCGTGCAGCAGGATGAAGTCGTCGACGTAGCGCACGTAGTGCCTGGCGCCCACGCGGTGCTTGACGTGCTGGTCCAGCGCGTCGAGGTGGATGTTGGCGAAGAATTGCGACGACAGGTTACCGATCGGCAGACCCAGGTGGCTCGGCTGCGATGCGAGCCGCTTGTGCTGCGGCACGCGCTCGAGCAGCTGCGGGTCGCCGCGCAGCTCGTAGTCCTGGCGCGGGTCGTGGAACAGGATCACGCCGGCCAGCCACAGCCACCACGGTTCGGTGACGCGCGCGGCGATCTGCTGCCACAGCACGTGCTTGTCGATGGCGACGAAGAAGTTCGCCAGGTCGCACTTCAGGTACCAGAGCGGCCGGCTCCAGTTCTGGGAAGCGCTGCGGATCTTGCTTTCCAAGCGGCGGGCGGCGTACAGCGTGCCGCGCCCGGGAATGCATGCGCAGGTGTCGCTGATGAACGAGGCGTAGAAGCGCCGCGCGATACGGTTGTACAGCAGGTGGTGAACGATGCGGTCGCGGAATTCGGCCGCCCACACCTCGCGCGGCTTCGGGCGGGTGATGACAAAGCAGATTGACCGGCCGGGCCGGTAGCTGCCGTCGACCAGCTCATCGTGCAGGCGCGCCAGGTTGCGCTCCTGGTCCTGTTCGAACGCGAGGGCGCTGGCCGAGCTGCGTTTGGTTTGGCGGCAGTCGAGATAGGCCTGGACCATCTCGGCGAATGAAAAGTCAGCATGGTGGCGGCCGGGATAATCTGCGGACGGCGCGGGCACGCAGGCGAGCCGACTTGTTGTTGTTGTTCTGGTTGCCGTTGTTGAAGTTCTGGTTCCAGGCATAGTCGTCGTTGGAAGCGTGCTGCGTTTGTTCGTGCTATCTACGTCGTCCCGCCGAAGGCTCGTGCAGCCGATCAGCGGGGAAACTGCGCCAGACCTGCCCAGACAGCGCTGGACGGTTTCTGCGGTGCGCATGGCGGTGGCCTTGTGGGCCAGCGGCACGACCAGATTAAAAGATCGCACAGTCATGGCGGCCTTGGCCATCATGAAGCGGGCGACATTGCGGAGCGGCGCCATCCACTGGCCTGCTTGCCGACGCTGGTGGTCAGCTCGACCGCGGCGGAATACTGCTTTACCGAGATCAGGCGCTTGTCGCGCGAGAGTCGGAGCAACAGCTCCGCCACCTGCAGGCGTTCGATGAGATCCTGCAGGTGGCCCGCCTTCTCCCGCGCCGTGTTGGCGCGGAAGATCAGGGTCACGATCTCGACAACCTCGTCACGGATTTTCCCGCCGATGGATGCCTTGAAGTCGCGAGGCATGTTCCGGGCGAGGTCAGTGACCACGTCGAGGAGGTCGTAGGCCGCTTTGTAGATCGGCAGGTTGGTGTGGAGTGCCATGCTGATAAAAAGCTAAATTACTGAATGGTTAATCTGCGGACGGCGCGGGCACGCAGGCGAGCCGACTTGCCGTAGTTGTCCTGGAAGCCGTCGTCGAAGTACTGGCCCCAGGCAAAGTCGTCGTCGGAAGCGTGCTGCTCGCCCGACCAGTACCACTCGCTCTCGAACTGGGCCTTCAGGTTCGCGTAAAGCAAGGCTTGTTCGCGGCGCGTGGGCAGTTCGCCGCCGGCATTCGCCGCGAACGTCTTTGCGTCGGCCCAGTTGATTTCGTCGGCTTCGCCCGGCAGCAGGATCAGGTGGTGCGCCGGCGTGCCGTCTTCATTCACGATCACGCCGGCGTAATGCTCGCCCGCGCGCAGCTCGATCTGCTGCTGCGCGATGGTGATGAGCTTCGTGGCGGTCTGCGCTTCGAATTGCGCGATCATGGCGGCCACGTTGTCGTGGGCGGCCTTGATCGATTCCAATGTAACTTGCGTCATCGGGTACTCCAGAATGGATGAATAATTAAATTGGCAATCTGCGGACGGCGCGGGCACGCAGGCGAGCCGACTTGATGTCGCGGCTCTGGCCGCCGTGGTTGAAGTGCTGGCTCCAGGCAGAGTCGTCGTCGGAAGCGTGCTGCTCGCTCGACCAGTAGTAGCGCGGTTCGAACTCGTGCTTCAGGTTCGCGTACAGCAGCGCCTGTTCGCGGCGTGTCGGCAGTTCGCCGCCCAGCTTCGTGGCGAACTCCTTGGCACCTGCCCAGCTCACGTCTTCGGCCTGACCCGGCAGCAGTACCAGGTGGTGGTCGGGCGCGCCGTTCACGCCGAGGATCAGGCCGGCATAAACCTCGCCGACCTTGAGGTTCTCGGCGATCCACTGCGCCTTGGCTGCAGCTGCGACGGAAACGGCGCCGCCGACAGCGATGGTCCCTTGTTGGTCTTTTTTCATGGCGTCTCTGCCTTGGAAATTGATGAAGGATTAAATTGCGAATCTGCGGACGGCGCGGGCACGCAGGCGAGCCGACTTGCCGTAGTCGTCCTGGCTGCCGTCGTCGAAGGTCTGGACCCAGGCATAGTCGTCGTCGGAAGCGCGCTGCGTGCTCGACCAGTACCAGTCGTCAGCGAACGCCTGCGCGCCGCCTTCGGCGAAGTCGGCGGCCTCGGTCTTGGCAGGCAATTCGCGGCTATAGGCGTGCGTCGGCGGCACGGCGGACGGGTTTACGCCGGCGCGGCCGTACAGTGTGTTCGTCTCCGCGGTCGGCTTCAGGTTGCGGTAGATGATCTCGAGCTCGTCCTGGCTCGGGATGTACCAGTCGCTTTGGCCGCCGATGGTCAAGCCGCGCGCCCACTGGGCCAGTTCGCTGCCTGCCTCGGCCATCGCGGCGGTGTTGGGCGCGCCATCGTTGTAGCTGTCGGCACCGCTGACACGCTCTTCCGAATCGAGCCATGCGATGTCTTCGCGTTCGCCCTCGGCCTTTGGTGCGATGATGAGGGCATACAGCACGCCTGCCACGGTGATGCGGCCGGCGTAGAAGCCGCTGCCGAAAGCGGCGCCCAGTGCGGCCGGAATCTGTTCTTGGGTGTTCATGGTTCTCCTTGTTGTCGAGGTGGTGGGTGAATCGTTACGCTGCCGCCAGGGTCGTGGCGTCGCGTCGCGCCTGCAGCACGCGCATCGCCTTGGCGGCTGCCTTGGCCTGGGCGATCGCGTCGTCGAGGGCATTGTGGTGCGTGCCCTGACTGCGATCGACCTTCACACCGGCGAGGTCGTACAGGGTGCGGGTATCGCGCACGTTAGAAAATTTCCAGGGCGGCAGCAGGCTGCAGGCCTTGTACGCGGCTTCCATGATGGGGACATCGAAGGTCGCGCCATGGCACCACGGGTATTTCGCGCCCTGCTGCAGGAACCACGCGGAGAACGAATTCAGCACGCCGGGAAGCGGGGCGGCGTCCGCGCGGAACGCTTCGGCGCGCGCCGCGTCGCTCTGCTGCATCCACCAGGCGACCGTGTCGGGATCGATGACCAGGCCGGCCTTCGTGCACGACGACAGCAGCACGGGCGAATAGAAGACTTCGCCGATGCCGTCGGGGCCAAACATGGCCGCGCCGATGCTCAGGATCGCGCAGCCGGGCGCCGTGCCGAGGGTTTCGATGTCGATCATTGCGTCGTCCAGCGCGCTGGTAGCGACTGCGGCCTGGGCGGCGGTTTGTTCATTCGTTGTCGTTTTCATCTGCCTTGCTTTTGCCTTCTGCTGGTTTGATCTGGACTTCCGTGCTGTCGACGCTGTCCCGCTTCCCGGCGAGATAGACAACCATGTCGACACGGCTGCCGGACGTGTTCGCGGTCACGCACCGGATGAACTCGTTCCTGCCTTGGTATAGAACGGGCCGCGCGCAATGCAGCGACTTGAGCAATGCGGCCTGGTGCTGGTAGGTTTCAAGGTCGATCGGCTCGTTCTGCGCATCGTTGGGCAAGCCTTCGGCACGGCTTGCGCCGCCCGTCTTCACGCCTTAGCCTCGCTGCCCAGCGCCTCGACCAGGTCCGGAAGCAGCCTGGCCAGCTCGCCCGTCATCAGCGCGACCTCGTTGTCGAAGCGCTCGTCATCGTTGGCGATCGCTGTCGCGTGTTCGTGCATGACATCGAGCGGTCGTATGGCGCGCAGGGACAGGTCCTCGGCCAGCACGAACGACAGCCGGCTGTTCCAGGTCAGGGCCAGGCGCGTGCACTGCTTGCCGGCCGCGATGTGGCGGCGCATGTCGTCGGCGTCGAGCGCGTGGCGCTTGTAGCCGACCTCGGCCTTGCCGGCGCCGGCGGCGCGCAGGTTGGCGTCCTGGTCGATGGTGAAGCCGCCCGGCGCCTCGCCGGCGGTCAGCCATTCCGTCATCGCCGCCACCGGTGAGCGCTGCACGCGCAGCGACTCGAGCGGCATGCGCGCGACGGCCTTGAGCAGCAGCTTGACGACGTCGTCCGCCCTGGACGGGCTGCTCGTGTCGACTGCCAGCCAGCCATTGGCCGGATCGATCCAGGTCCACATGTCGCTGCGGACGGAGAAGGCGCGCGGCAGCAGCTCGGCGGCCACACGCTCCTTCAGTTCCTTCATCGCCTTCTTGCCCGGCGCAAAGCCTTGCTGCTCCTCTAGCGCCGCGGCGCGCACCCTCGCGACCTGGTTGATGACGGAAGAGGGCAGCAGCTTCTTCTCGGTGGCCAGCTGCAACAGCATCTGGCCGCTCACGACGTGCACCAGCTGGCCATTGCGGCGCGGCGAATCCCAGCCCTGGCGCAGCAACTCGTTGCTGGAGGCAGGTAAAAAGCGCTGCGGCGCGAGCGCGGCTTCCAGTTGCGCGGCCGGGAAGGCCCATGGCGCGGGGAGGCGGAAGATCTGAAGGTTCTTGAACATCCTGTAGGTCCTTGGGTTGGTTGTTGTTATGGTTCGGCTTACTTCGGTTCGGCGGCCTCGCCCGGCTGTTGCAGCGGCATGTCGGCCAGTTCCGGCGCCACGAGGCGCAGGGTGAGCAAGACCAGGAAGAGCAGCACGATCCCGGCCAGTCGGATTTTCAGGGTCAGCAGTTCGACGTCACGCATGTGGTCACCTCGCTGGTTGCGGATTCCGGAAAGTCGCGGCGCTGCGCATCCGCCATGGCGAGCAGGATGATCATCACGGCGGCAATGGCGATGGCGCAGCGGCGGATCACGGCAGCGGCCTGATGCTGACGACCAGGGCGCCGGCGTCGTAGGCGGCGTCCATCAGCGCGTCGCGACAGCCGATTGCGAGGTAGCACTGCGGCGCCGCGTCGGCGTATTTGGCGGTGACGAGGAACCTCATCGCGCGCCTTCCCGGGCCAGCTGCAGCGAGGTGCCCAGCTGGACGCGCACGCGGTCGATCGACATGCCCTGCGTGCCGTCGTAGTGCGGGCGCAACTCGTTCAGTTTGTGCTCGGCCGCTTCCAGGGCCGGCAGGAAGGCGGCGCGCGCCTCGGCCACCTTTTTGTCGACGTGGGCGTCGGCGTGCTGCAGTGCGACGTTGGCCTGCGGATTGCACAGCAATTCGGCCAGGCGCTTGATGGCGCCGCGCTTGTCGCCGAGAAGGGCGTTTGCTTCGACGACGATGCGCT